GGCCTGGGAGGCGAATGGCAATCTTCCTGTAATTGTTCTATTGAGTATCGATTTGATGGGAAAAAGAATGTATACATCGTGAGTTATCCCCTTGTTGCATCTTATAGTCACCGTGATGAAGCAAAAGCAAGGGCTGGCCTATTAATCTGCCTTTTGGAACAGAAGCTAATAACATCAACAGATGTAAACGAAAGTCTTAAAGCCGAATAGCATGGCCGAAGAAATCCTTAACATCGATTACCATGTGCGCCGCCTTGTTATTAAAGCACTGAACCGCTTCCCCACGAAGACAAAAGCATATATGGCATTGGGAGTTCCTGAAAAGCAGTTATACAACCTGATCAAAAGATATGAGATTAAGAAGGCCCTCGATGGTATTTATTACAGTGAACAAAAACATATACATGAATCTGAAAAACTACACAACTGAAGTGCCGGCGTCCCGAAGCCAGGAATATATTGAGCGACTGCTGGTTGAGTTTGGCGCGAGCAATATTATGAAGGAGTATGGCGATGTGCCCCATCTCGCCGGCAAGCGTTGCTCCGCTTTGTCTTTCATCGTTGAGATGGACGGGTTTAAGCTGCCATTCAGAATAGATCCCAAAGTATTGAATGTCGCCAGCTGGTTACGCCGGAAGAAACCGAACAGCACCGCGAAGACCATCCATGAGCAGGCCGAGCGTATCGCCTGGAAACAGCAACATGAAGTTCTTCATCTTCAGCTCGGCCAGATTGAAATGACACAATTGGAAAAACTGGAAGTGTTCTTTCCGTACCTGTACGACGTCCAGAATCAAAAGACTTATTACGAGAAGATAAAGGAAGGGAAGTTCAAAGCACTCTTACCGCAATAGGCTGATTATTTCAATCTCAATAAAAACGAAATGAAAAAACTACTACTCTTCCTGCTCGCGCACATAAGTTGGGACAGCAATCTATTTGCTCAGTGTGAACCATCCACTTTCGTATTCTCCCTGTCACCCGGAGTGACAACCTCTGGTGCCTTCCTCTCAATGGAGGGCGGCATATGGCCGATCGCAGGAAAAGTCGGCATAATGGCCGGACCTCTCATGTATGACGAAAAGATCCGCACTACCAAAGGAACCGAGAAAGTAACCCAAGTAGATGCCATGGCGCGGGTGATTTATAAGATAACAGCCACAGGCAGCGATCGTCCTCAACTGGTGACACTGTTCGGTACGGTGCGCGGATTATTGGGTGCAAGTTACCGGGCATATTGGAGCATCGGGGAGACGCAGTTGTTTGGCATTGAGCCAACATATGTCAGTAGGCTGGGACCAGGGGTTAATATATTATTCACGACGAGATTGTAATACAACTCTATCAACCAACTAAAATGAAATCTCCCGGCCGTCTCATTGCCTACACTACCAAAGATGGAACCGTTCAATATGGAAGGACGTTCAACCGGGAAAACCTTGTGAACGGTAAAGTTGTTGTGCATCTTCTGACCGATGATTTGGAACACATTAAAGAGAATGGGCAGGATAAAAAGGTGTTGGTTGAGGCGGGAAAGCTGGCAATAAAAGGATTCATTGATTAAAAATCAACCCATGAACCAATCAAAGAAACTCACCACCGCACTCATCGAAACCGGCAAGGAAACCGAGTCGATCAAAATGGTGCCTCTGATCAATGATCTTGAAGAGGAATTCGAGAAGCTGAAAACGGCTATCAAAGCTGACGACCTGCGAGGCGTTCGATCACACGGCCGCAGACTAACCGCCCTGTTAACAAAGGTTATAATTGAAAAATGTTGAACTATGGAAATCAATATCCAGCAAAGGCTAAAACATATTCGCCTTAAGAATCAGTTCACACAAAAACAAGTAGCAAATGGAATCGAGGTGAAAGAGAAAGCTTACCAGGCATATGAGGAAGGCCGGTCAATACCATCCATTTTTACACTCCTTAAACTGGCGGATTTCTATGGATATACCTCGCTTGATGTAATGCTGGGAGTGAAGGATGGTGAATCGAAATTCTCGGAATTTACTAAAGCCTATTATGCAGCACCTGCCGATAAACGAAAAATCGTTGATTTTGTGCTAAATTTGAATTGCTAAATACTTTAGTATTGAATGGGAGCCCCTAAAGGAAATTCATATTACCTACTCGCGGTCGGATTTAAGAAACCGAAAAGTTACACGCCTCAGGCGTTGTGGAAGAAAGCAGTCGAGTATGTTAAGTGGGTCGCTGAAAACCCATTGCCTGCCGAGAAAGTGTTTTCCAATGGCAAGCGACTGAAGGAAAAAAAGTTGCGGGCAATGACGATTCAGGAGTTTTGCTTATTCGCGAAGATAACTCGTGAAACGTTCAACCAGTATGAAAAGGAAAAAGACTATTCTGACATCTGCTTAAGGATAAAAGACATATTCTTTAACCAAAAGTTTCAGGGTGCTGCCGCAGATATGTTTAACCATGCTATTATTGCTCGTGAATTAGGCCTGGCTGACAAAACTGACATTACTACAAATGGAAAGGCGATCACTCCGCCGGTTTTACAAATTACTACTGCCCCAATCGGAGTTCCGATTTCAGAAAAAGAGGAATAGCCTATGAAGACCGGTCCCTTGTTCGGCAAGCTTATCAATTGCATTATCAGGATCATTGTATGTCAAGGCGGCGGTGATGCTGGTAAAACAGTTACAGTTCTACAGGTACTTGCTATCAAGGCTATTACTGAACCGGGTTCAATTATCACGGTCGAAGGCGATAGCATACCAAACCTTAGGGCCGGCGCTCTGCGTACTTTTCAGCGTTACGTGGCCAGTGATCCGGAGATATCCAAGTACATACAGGATTATAATAAAACTGAAAGAGTATATACCTTTCACGGTGGTAGTATAATTGAGTTTAAAAGCTTCGAAGATGAGCAGGACGCTCGCGGTAGTGAACGCGATTATCTTTATATGAACGAAGCGAACAGTCGGAGCTATAATATATTCTGGCAGCTACAGCGTAAGACACGCAAGCAGGTATTTATCGATTACAACCCTACCATGCGATTCTGGGCGCATGAAAAACTGCTCGATGAAAAAACGCGCGATAAGCAGTTTGAAGGTAAGGTCCAGCTTTATATCACCGATCACCGCCATAATCCATTTCTCAGTAAAGAAGAGCATGACGCCTATGAATCTATAACCGACCCTGAAACATTCCGGGTTTATTCCCGCGGCATGACTGGTAGGGTAGAAGGCACCATCTACCGGTTTAAAAAGGTCGATAAGATACCGGAAGGCTTAGCCTTTGGCTTTGGCATTGACTTCGGGTACAATCAGGACCCATGTGCCATCATGAAGATCTATTATCACCGGCGCGATCGGTATTGGCATGGCCTTCTGTATAAATCTGAAAATGAAATACTCGATGAGATTGTAAAGAACAATCTCGACATGACGCCAGCTGGTTACATGGCCGATATTTTGAAGAAAAACGGCTGTACGGCCAGTTCGTTGGTGTGGGGTGACCACGACAAGAACTACCAGGTTCAATTGCGGCGCCATGGCATTCCTTTCCGCATGACGAAGAAAGGACCGAACAGCGTTAAGACCGGGATAAGTAAGGTAAAGTCATTCAACAATTATTATTACGACACGCCCATTTTGGAAAAAGAACAGGAGACGTACGTTTGGGATAAAGGCGTCGATCTGTTAACTGGTAAGGAGGTATTTCTCGATGTACCGGTACAAGGCGTTCCGGATCACTATCTCGATGCTGGGCGATACTTCATTTATCCTCATGCATTACGCTTTGCTACTGTTGGTACCGATAATGAAAAAGAGGATGAGCCGGTTGAAGAAAATGAATAAATTTACAGGTATGATAAAACCAGATGAATTGCGCTTAGTTAAGTTCTAAAGGTTTAACTACAAAAAATAATCTGTTATTTATCAAAAGTTGTAATTTTATTTGTGAAACTATAATGCTAAAATATTTAGTAATGAAAAACTAACACTTTGGATTTTGAGCCTGTATATTGTAGCAAGTGCAGAAAACTGATTGGCGAGATAAAGGAAGGAACGGTCCGCTTAAAGTGTAAGTGCGGAACTCTTACTACGATAACAATAATACAAAAGCCAGAACCCCGGCAGAATAAGGTCAGAGATGTAGCAATGTATAGCGGGTCCGCGCGATAAAATAAACTAAAGAGACTCCTAAAAGGGGCAGTTGTCGAAAGGCAGTTGCCCCTTTATTTTTTACCAGTATGAATAAATTGTCGATAGCAGCAAGACAGCTCGCAAAAGGAAATATCGGTAACGCAATTGCCGCTATCGCCACCAAGTCTACGCAAACGCAGCTAATACAACCGGCGCGTTACCGTGATGGTAATTTCTTCTTCGGTGTCTTCGGTGCTGACAAAGCATTTATATGGGGTAATTACAATAGCTCGCTAAGAGCTTACCAACGCTGCCCTGTTGTTTCCAGCATCATAAATCGGCAGGCTCTCGCAACGATCAATGGCAGGATGATGATCGTTGATGATTCTGGTAAAGAAAGTCAGAAGGTACAAGCAAAGGCATTGCGCAGGCTCTTGCGCCGGCCCAATCCGCTTCAATCATATAAACAATTCAGGGCCCAGTCGAATGTATATAAAAGGATCTACGGTTATTGCCCGGTGCTGCGCATGTGTCCTGTTGGATTCGAGGATGATTTCAGTAAGTGGCGCCTCTGGAATATACCCCCATGGATGATCCGCGTTGAAGATAATCCGGAACTCTTCTTCCTGGCTGGGGGTAAGCCTTTTAATGCGATTCATCTTAGCTACATGGGAAAGACTGTTTCGTTGAGTCCTGATAATGTCTTTTTCATAACGGAAACCCAGATATCGACAGGTTTATTCGAGCTGAATAGCAGTCAGGACAACGTATCGCTTTATCTGCCTGATAGCAAGTTGCTACCTGTTCAACAGAATATCGATAACATTCTGTCTTCGCTTAATGGGCGTGGTGCACTCAATCGCGAAAGAGGCCCCATGTGGATATTAAGCAATGATCAGGCAGACAGTCCTGATTCCGGCTCGTTTCCATTGGATACTACTGCTAAAGATAGTCTGCAAAAAGATTTTTTACAATATGGAATTACCGGCGGCCAGCGAAAGGCTATTATCACCGATGCGAAATTAAAGCTGCAAACTGTCGGCTTTGACGTAGGCCAGCTCAAACTGCTCGAAGGCGAAATTCAGGATGCGAAGTTTATCGCGGATCAGCTTAACTATCCTCCTTATCTACTCGGCCTGGTTGATTCCAAATTTGATAATCAGCAGATAGCTGAACGAAATATGTATACAAACAGTATCATACCTGATTCGGAAAGCGAAGATGAGCAATGGTCTTCATTTTTAAAACTGGATGATCTGGGTCTGAACATGAAGACTGATTTCAGCCACATGGCTGTACTGCAGGAAGATATTACTGAGCAAGGTCGTGGCAGATGGTATATGGATCAGGCGCTTCTTATCGAGTTTCAAAATGACCTGATTACATGGAATGAGTGGCGCATCAAACTCGGTGATGATCCGGTAACAGGCATGGACCTCTATTACAGTGATCTGGTGAAGTCGGGAAGAATCATAGGACCACCGAAGCCAGGCACATCCGCCAACGTATCAACTGACAGCCAAAGCAATAACGATCAAAATTCAAATAATGGAAACTAAACCAAAGGTCGAGCAACCGAAGATCGATAAACCCAAAGTGGATAAAGCAGTAATAGATGCGAAGGTTATTGAAAAAGACAAGCTGATTGCCGACAAGAAAATTATAAAGAAATGAGCAAGAAATTGATTCCTGCCGGACTGGAAGGTAAAGCCCTTTTTAATTACCTGGTAAAAAACGAGGGTTTAATATTCCACGCAAAAAAGAGCACTGTTAAAAAGGCTGATGCTGTTTATGCGCCGCCTCTTTATATTAATGCAAAGGGTGAACTGGCGACGAAAGCGGAGTCGGGTGACGCACAAATTGATCCTACAAAGCTACAGGTCACTGTGGTAATAAATACCACCAACTGGCTCGATAGTCATCAGGATGTACATATACCAGGCATCTGGAAAAAAAGTCTTGCCGATAATAAAAAAACCGGCTTCTATCTTTTGCAAAGTCACGAATATGATTTTCCATATGTTATCGCCGATGGTTGTGATGGATTTACTAAAAATCTCTCGTGGAAGGACCTCAACCAAGATATACCCGGTGTAACCGAGGCGCTCATTTTCAAAGGTATTGTTGATGAAGGACGTAATGAGTATATGTATGGCCAGTATCAAAAAAAGTATGTCAAGAATCACAGCGTTGGCATGCGGTACATAAAGATGTGCACATGCATTAATGACGATGATTACCCGGTTCAAAAGGAGAACTGGGATAAATATATTGAGATGGTTGCTAACCGTGATGAGGCTGAAGCTGATGGTTATTTCTGGGCAATACTTGAAGCCCAGGTGATCGAAGGAAGCGCGGTATTGTTCGGCAGCAACTGCATGACACCCACCTTAGAAACTTCCCTGCTGGGCACTAAGTCGGAGCCGCCAATTGGCACTTCGGACGAGCCGCCATTAACGCTGGATGATATACGAAAAACAAAATTCATTTAACATTTAAAAAGGAATTTATGCCTTTAACTAAAGAAGAATTGCAGGCGGTACAGGAAACCGTTGGTGCTCAGGCAAAGGAAGCTATTAAAACAGAGCTCGATGCCTATGAGGCCAAAGTAAAGAAAGTGGCAGAAGAAGCTGCTAAAAACAATGGCGGTGTTTCAAAAGAAACATTTGATGCTTACAAAGAAGCATCAGATACCGCACTTGCAGCAGTGAAAGCCATCGCTGAAAAGCAGGGAACTACTCTCACTGAATTGGCGCTGAAAATTGAGACAGGCGACGCTCCCGTTAAATCTATTGCGGAAGTACTTAAAGGAGACGAGGAAGAATTGCGCAAGTTATATACCCAGCGCACCGGCCAGAAAACCTATATGGTGACCATGAATAAAAATGGTGCCATGGCTATGAAACCATTTGACGAGACTAAAACAGCCGGTCCCAACGCCTCTATTTCAGGCATCAATGGTGGAACCGCTGCTTCGATCTCTCAAAGCCTTGATGCTGCCACATTGTTGCGCGTAGGAGCCGGATCACCAATTTACGGGCAGTACCGTAACACGCCATGGATCTTTGATCTATGCAATACAGTGAATGGCTCTTTCGATAGCAGCCGACCTTTCGCAATATGGTTTGATGAGCAGCCAAAAACTGGTGCATCAGCTACGACCGCAGAGGGATCAACTAAGCCAACTACACAGTATCTCTACCAATTAAATAGCGCATCGTATAAAAAGGAAGCTACCCTGGTAGGCTTCACAAACGAATTCCAATTAGACTTCGCCCAGTTGGAAAGTGATATCATGGATAAATCGCGCATTGACGTTATCAATCGCGTGAATTCTGCCATTCTTCCCAATATCATCGCTGCTGCTACTGCTTATAATACAGCAGCTTCATTCCAGGCGGGCGGTGGTTCCGTTGCAAGTGCCAATGACTTTGACGCGATCGCTGCAATGGCAGCCCAAGTTGATAACGCAACGTTTGGAAGTGCCCGGGCAAATGCTGCTGTAATGTCCACATTTAAAAAGTATCGTATGGGCATTACGAAGAATACGCAAGGCTCTTACCTCAATCCTCCTGATGTTCTGGCCGGACTGGGCTTTGTCGGCAATCCTGCAATGGCTGCCGATGATATTCTGGTTGGTGATCTGAAGCAATATCAGATCCTTCTGCGTGGTGGTCTGATCGTACGTGTAGGCTACAATGGTACTGACTTCGCTCAGAACATGTATTCAGTAGTGCTCGAGCAATTCTACTTTGATTACATCAGTTCCATCCGCAAAGTGGCCATTGTAAAAGGTCCTGATTTCGCAACTGTGAAAACTGCTATTGCAGCATAATGCTTTAGCAGGGTTCTATATTCTATCAATTTAAAACGAAGCTCATGCAAGACGGACCTACAATAAGCAATTTGCCACAGGGACATAATTTGACGACATCGAGAGTTGAAATCAATATGCCTGCTTATAACGTTTCCTCAGACACATCGCTGGTCAAAGTGCTGATCAAATATCCCATTGACTGGAAGAAAGATAAATTCTTCAAGGATGGGGATATTAAAGAAGTCAGCCCGGAAACGGCAGCTACGTTCATGGAAATCGGTATTGCCACATTGTTTAATCCTGATGCGCCGGTTACTCAAGAGGCCAACGGCTCTCAGGAACAAGTCAATGTTACACTGGCAGACCCTTCCGTGCTCGATAGTCCTGTAAAAGGCTATGAGAATACGGAAGAACAAGCCACTGCCGTAACTGTAGCTCCAACAGAAACGGAAACTCCAACTGAAGCAGAAACATCAACCGAAACAAAGAAAGGCGCTAAGAAAACCGCTGGCAAATAATGCTTATTGACAAATCATATTTCGTTGGTGATCTCGATATACCGAATACGGGGGATTTACCGGTATCTGAACGACTAACCTGGTTCATTCAAAAGTATGAGCCGATGTTTCTCGAAAAGCTGCTGGGTTATCCCCTGTATAAGGCATTCATTGCCGGGCTAAATGTTACGCCTCCTGCAACGCCTGATCAGCGTTTTATTGATATCCTCTATGGCAAAGAGTACACTGACCTCAACGGCCTACTTCGCAAGTGGAAAGGCCTTATCGTTACAGATAGTCCTACACTGAATTTGGCCGGCGGCTATGTATATCGCAAAGCCGAGTATATCACGATTGGCGTTACGCCGGGAACTGTTGTTGGAAGTATCACGGAAACATTCGATGGAACGAATGGTAGTTCCGACTGGCGCGGCTGGGTACCAATTATCACTCGAATAGGAGTGATGAAGCCTGATGTTGATTACTCATGGAACCCAACTACCGGCGTTTTAACCCTGCTGAAGTCCGGTGATATGTTCGGTAATCTGGAATACTTCTTCGTGCAATTTGAGTTGCGCAATAACAGCGATGTTAATGCGCCCACATTCACGACGAATCAAAGCCCAATTGCTAAGTATATCTACTATTGGTATGTGCGTGATGCCGCCACTCAGAACACTGGTATCGGCCAGGTGATCACCAATGCGGAGAACGCAACGAATGTATCACCGCGCAGGAAGCTGGCAACCGTCTGGAATGCTATGCACTACTGGTGTGTTGACTTCATCAATTTTATGGAAGCCATGCGTCAGCAAAGTCCATCAACATATCCTGAATGGCAGTGGGATCAACCTGGAAATGTGATTTGTGAGTTCGGTTTTGCAAACCCATTTTTTTAACGTTCAAAAACATCATTTAAAGAATATGAAAAAGTTTTTAGTATTCCTTTTGCCGGTAGTGTTGGCCATAATCGCGCCGCCTACTCAGGCACAGACAATCGGCCTGGTCAGCACGACCAATAGCCTTAAACTGGATACGGTAAGCAATACGGGAGTTCGCGTAATGCAAACTCAGCTTACCGGTAATAAAGCAACGGTAACCATCCAGGTGGATGTAACAAAAATCAGCGGAACATTAGGGGGGACTATTATTCCTGTCGCTTCAAACGACGGCGTTAAATGGTACGCCGCCGGGTCGGGCACTTTTACCGTTACGGATGTCGCAAGCCAGGGCGTGAACTTCTCACCTCCATTGGGTTTCGGTTACTACGGGGTGCAATGGACCGGTACCGGCACTATGTCGGGGTCAATTAAAGCAACCTTACTCGCAAGAACACCTTATCAGTAAAATATGAACCAGCCGCCCTTATACATAGTCGATATCATTGGAGAGGTAGTAAAAGCCGCCGATGCGGTTTTGTACCCTATACTGAATAAGCATATCCTCTATGAATATGGGCGGTCAATTCAGATTCTAAGGCAGCTACAGCAATTGAATCAAAGCATCACGCAGAAGGAAAACAAATACCCGTTGTTTGCGCTATTTCAACCGTTTCCGGAAGATGACAGCCCATACTATGCGACGGTGAAGTTTCCCAAGATATCTATTGCCGCACTTACGCAGAATACTGATTCGGTTGCAACGCGGTATGCGAAGACTTTCAAACCGGTATTATATCCGATTTATCAAGAATTTTTACGCCAGCTGTGCCGGCACCCGAATATCGTGGCAAATGATCCTGCTGCCATTCCACACAAACATTGGGATGTGCCCGGAAGTGATCAGGCATCTGAGCAGGTTAAGGGAGCAAACTTCAATGATATAGTTGATGCTATTATCATTCAGGACCTGCAGCTGACTTTCAAGCAAGTAAAAAAATGTTAATCATTTAAAATCAAATTCAATGGGCGCACTTATAAAAGCCTGCCAGAAATCTGGCAGCATTAAGAATACCAGAAGCGAATGCCATGAATCGATGGGGCCTACGGTCCTGTTAATTGCGGTTCCACCTAATGCAACGTGGACCAAAACCGAAATGGCCGATTTCAAAACCTATTTAACAACACAGATTCACGCTGCAAAGGCATCGAGATTTTATCCTTTGTTTGGGCCTGATGTTCCTATCAGAAAGATCACGCCAAGCAAAGAGTCAGATGTCATTCCTGTTCAGGAAGATGGCACGCCGATCTTTGTTCGTTACGGCTCTATCACCCGTGTATTCGGGACAACCGAAGGAGGTTTGTGCTTCGCAGAGGCATTGATGTCGCTGAACAAAGCAGGATACAACATCATTGAGGTGGACAATGCTGATCAGGTGTTATTCAGAGATAATGGCGATGGTACGTTCAGCGCGTTGAAAACAACTTTCATGTACAGTCCTTCGCCTGATGTAGCCGATCTGAAGAATCCTGGCTATACCTACTTCCAGATTTCTTACAGACCTGAGGAGTACGTTAAATACGGAACTATTTGGCAGGATGATTCAGGCATTGTAAATCTGGTCGGTTTATTGGATGCTGCCGTTACTGATGCAACCGGATCTACGACTACCAAGTTGAAGGTAGGGGTAGAAACTGTGTGCGGATTAACTGATTTGGTTGCTACGTCTCTTGCAACGCCGCTTGCAACGGTTTCCAACTTCATCGTAAAACTGAAAAGCACCGGCGCAGTACAGACAATTACTGCTGCTGCAGTCAATAGTGGTCATATCGAATTGACCGGAACGTTCACCAGCGGAGCCATATATACTGTGGCTTTGGCAGCCCCGTCAGTATTGCTGACCAATAACGTTCCAGGTTATGAGGGTTTGGTAAGCGTAGATATTACAATTCCATAATCCTTGAATAATCATCAGGACGTTAACCATTAGACCGATCCTTTACTATTCATTCATTTTAAATTGACAAGCATGAATAAGCGAATAAGCGGGGTTGATGTCAACCTCGATGCTTTCAAAGATGTCAAGTCTGCCGCCGAATTAAGAAAGGAGCCCGGTAGAATATTCGGCCACCTTTCGTCATCTGAGGAAAGTGCCGCCTATGATGAACTGGCTGCAGCTCTTGGCCTTACAAAAGCTCCTGCAAGCCTGCCGGCTGCATCTAACAATCCTTAATACACAAAAGGCGGTGTCAGCGCCGACGATGCCGCCTTTTAAAATCTTTCCCGCATGCTCGATGACTTCAGAAATAGAATTGCAGCCCTCCAGACTTTCGACTTCGGTCGAGAGCTTGAAACAATTGTCGAGCAAAACGCAAATAAGATACCGGACCTGTTAGCTCAACAGCTGGCAGCTGGTAAGGATGGCAATAATGAACCAGTTACGCTCCACGGTGAAGCGCAATACAGCCCTTTTACAATCCGCTATAAACAGGAAGTCGGTCAAGGCCTTGGTGCAGTAACTGATCGTGTGACCAATTACATGACTGGTGCCTTTTACCAGAATATGAATACTACTGTAGAGAATAACGCCTTTGAAACGATCAGTGACGTGCCCTATTTCGATGATATCATTGAGCGAAGCGGCAGTGTGATTATGGAACTCGATGAGAGCAGTCGGATTGAATTTGCGGAGAATATTACGCTACCGGCAATTAAAGAGTCTTTGAAAACCAAAACAGGCCTTGTTATTACATGACCATTCCTGAAAATATTATCCAATGCGCTGCGGACTGCAATAAAAAGCAGTTTATGCAGTGTGCTTTTCAGCAAAAGTTCAAATGCCTGCTAATTACTGGAGAGGCAACCGACGAGCAAATGCGAATAGCGTTTGAGCTTATATATGCCGAATACGTTGATCTGGCCGGCCTGTATCAGACGCGGGAATTTGAAATGTCAGCATATATCGATTCGCTGGAAAAACGCATTTCATCGGTTAAGCGGTTTGTAGAATTACAACGATTGTTCCTAAAAGAATTTGATGTTCCCTTTTTACCTGGTTTTGGTATAGTTAAAAAGTATGGACACCGGTTATACTGGGATTTCAATTATCCTGACAAAGATGCCTTCCTGAAGAAGCTCCAGCAAATAGAAGGGGCTGAAGTGCGGTATCAGGCCGAATTGAATAAAAAAGTGAATGAGCTTGTTGAGTTTCGAAAGAAACGAGTAAAAAAAGAATTCACGCTACTCGAAAGCAGGAAGCAATTTATTACCAGCATGAATAGGCTTCAACAAAATAAATATGTAATTGATGATAAAACATCAATGGAAGAAATTGGCCTGATGATCAAAGATTACAAGGATATGGCCGCCGAAGCTGATATGGAAAAATCTATTCGTCGCAATAAACGATAAATATGGCTGCACAGAATACAATAGAATTGGGATTTAATGTTGAAGAACTCACTGCTGAGAAAAAAGTGGTGTTAGATCTTCTCACGGACCTGTTTCAGCAGCTTGAAAAATATGACGGTACCCGATTCAATCCCCTAGGCAATGGTGGTTTGACTGAGCTTAAAAAGTCACTCGTTGATGGCGCCGCTGCCATGCAGGAATTTTTGCAAAAAGCTGAAAATTATAATAAGGTCGTTACTGAGCAGTATCAGAAGCAGCAGCAGGTAAAGAAAACTACTGACGAACTTACCAATGCTAATAAACAAGGACAGGATGCGCAGACAGCACTAAACAAAGAAGTCGAGAAGGGAAACTTTCTTCAATCTGAACAAGCGAAGCAAATCGCTATTCAAAAAGAACTTAATAAGGATCGTCAGAAGCAAATCAATGCAGAGGCTCGTGAGGCAGCGGGGTTGAATGATGCTTACAAAAAGTTGGAACTACAATATATCGCTGCTGCAAAGGAGGCAAAGAATCTTGCAGCCACCCCTGGCACACCGAAAGAAGCGATCGATGAAGCCAATGCAAAGGCCAAGGCTCTCTCTGACGAATTAAAAAGCATCGACGCTGCCGTAGGACAACACCAACGAAATGTCGGTAATTATACTGGTGCATTACAAATATTAGAAACCGAACTAACGCGAGTAAGAGAAGAGATCGCCAAAACTAAAGCTGCTCAAACAAATTTAATTGCTGCCGGTCCTTCAATTCCATCAGCCAACCAGAATAGAGTAGCTGTTGGTAGTGCGAGAGGTCCACAGGAAGGGGACATTCAGGCCGTGGCAAATTACAATGCTCAGTTGCAAAAGACAAGCGCGACAGTTGCTGATTTAGAACGACAGGAGCAATTATTGAATACAATTGTACAAGGCCAGCAAAGGGGATTCGGTTCATTAGTGGCAGAGATAAGAGGTACAGAACGGGCACTATTCACCATGCAGGAAGCTGGCTTGCAGAATACAGAAGCGTTCAAAGCGATGCAGGAAAAGCTTGCCGACGTAAAAAGAGATTTGAAGGAATTCAGAGATACACAAAAGCTTTTATCTGCTGAAATGCCGGGTGTAGCAGCGATGACACTCGCGGTCAAAGGTTTGGCCGGCGCATATGCAATTGGAGCTGGTGCAGCTTCATTGCTCGCTAATGGCGACGAGAAGGTTGAAAAAGAATTAAACAAGCTCGTTGCCGTCATGACTGTGTTGCAAGGATTGCAGGAAGTTCATGAATTGCTTGAAAAAAAGGGCACCGTTGCAAAAATTGCCGATGCATCGGCCACAAAGCTATTAAACACGGCGAAGGAAATTGAAATCAGATTATTCGGCCAGTCTACCAAAGCGGCTATAGCGGAAACAGAAGCGAAAGTTATTAATACAGAGGCACAGGAAGCGAACGCTGGCGCACAGGAGGCCAGCGCCGCAGGTGCCGAGGTGAATACTTTAGCAATGGAAGAAACTACAGTTGCGACAGAAGAAGCAACTGTAGCTACCTATAGTTTTACAACTGCATTGATATCTACCGGTATCGGAGCCATCTTGATCGGTATAATCTACGGCGTTACCAAGCTTGTAGGGGCTATTGATGATTGGATAACAGCGGATGAGAGAGCGGAAGAGGCTCAGAAATCAATTATTGAAACGACCGAGCAACTCATCGAAACCACCAAGGAACTGGATGAGGCTTATCGTTATTTCGGGAAAGAACGAATTGAGAATCTACAAAAGCAGGCCGATCTGCAAAAGAGCGCGGGTGTGAATGAATTTATTGCCTTGAATAATGAAAAGGCTATTATTGAAGAACGTCTTAGTCAGGCGAAAAAGTTGATCGACCAGAAAAAAATTGATCAAAATACTGTTGACGAGCTTCATCAGAGAGAAATCGACGGTCTTGAAATTATTAAGGGTTATCAAGAGACTCTTGCCCAGGCTCAGGCGGATTACGCCAAGGACGATTCCGGTGAGAATAAGGCACGAATTGAACGACTTAAAGAGGTTATAGATGGAGAGAAGAACAGAACAAAGGTCGTGACAGAAGAATATAACATTCAGTTCAACGCTCTTAAGGAAAAACGAGATGCAGAAAAGGATTTGGAAGATAATCGCATTAAAACTGCTAAAGCTGCATTTGATGAGTTGGCAAAGATCACTGCAGATATCGCCCGACGCAGGTATGACATCATCAAAGATGGCAATGATCGAATTCTGAATCTTGATAAAAGTACCGAAGACGAACGTTTCGCTGCCCTTGCCTCCAATTATCAGGCAGAAGCTTCCCTCAATAATTCACAGGTGGAAGCTGTTCGTAAACAGCTCGCTGCAAAGTATATCACGGAAGCAGATGCTGGCAACCAGCTGGCGAACTTGCGTAGTGATCTCAATATTAAGTATAAAAAGTATCTCGATGATCAGGAGAAGCTTCGAATTGAATATGGTGATCGGGAACTGAACGCGCAGAACTCCATCAGCAAGAGCCGCAACGAGTCAGATGCGGCCGTACAGGAGGCGATAACGAAGGATGTACAGAGAGATTTACAGGACCGGTTAGATGCTCTGAAAAAAAATATTGACGACAAGACAAAGGTTATTATCGATGACTATAACCTTCAGGTACGGCTGGCTCGTGAGCATGGAAAAACCGAAACAGAGATTCAGGCACTCGCGGAAGAAAGGGATAAGAATCTTGCAGCGCTAACTGCTGCAACTCAAAAGGAGATCTATGATACAGTTATATCCTATGGTGAAAAAAGGATTAAGGCCATCCAGGATGAGAACAAGGCAGTCAGTAATGCGAACCAAGTTTCGTCTGACTATAATAAAGAGACAGATAAGCTGAATCAGGCATTGATAGATCGGAAGATTTCTTACGACAAATATCTGGCAGATAAGAAAAAGCTTGATGAAAAATATGCTATCGAAAAGGATAAGGCGGATATAAAGGACGATGAAGCTGCACTGCAACGCCTTCAGGATTATTTACAAAAGGAGCTTAACCTGAAGATTTTCTTTGCTGAGAAAGAATTAGAAGCCGCAAAAAAGACCGGTAATGAGAAAGAAATAGCGGATGCGCAAGCGCAGCTCAATGCCCTGTTAGACCTCAAAAGAAAAGAGGCAGCCGAAGAAGTCGCTATTACCGCAAAGCTCGAAAAGGATAAAACTAAACTCCATGCCGATCAGGTAAAGCCACAGGAAGAAATTGATGCCTTATTAAATGATCGAAAGAAACAAATTGAACAGCAATCTTACGAGTTATCGAAAAATCTTATCGACGCTTCTTTTGAAAACCGCATCAATAAAATTCAACAACAGATCGATAAAACCAATGAACAGGCTCAGGCAGAAGTCGATGCGGTAACAAGATCTTCTTTGGCGCAGCAGGATAAAGAAGCTGAGTTAGTAATTATCCAGGCTAACCAAAAAGCCCGAAATACTCAACTTCAGAAAGAACAAAAAGCAGAAAAAGTAAAAGAGGCCAAATTTGATAGGGATGTAGCTCTTGCTGAGGTTGCATGGTCTACTGCCCAAGCAGTAATGAAAGATACTAAAAATGTTCCTTGGCCATACGATATTGAAGTTGCTGCAGCTGATATTGCATTAGGTGCAATACAAGCTGCAGCCATCCTCGCCAAACCTATCCCCACGTACGGCGAAGGCGTCGGTATTCCTGGTAAAGGTCGTCACCCCGGTGGTCTTGGATGGGTAGGCGAACTATATGAACCCGAATTGGTAAAGATGCCCGGCCAAAAACCATTCATTACGGATAAGCCTTTATTGCTGGATATGCCAGCAGATACTATTGTATCCCCTCTCAATGCTGATGACATCGTTTGGGACCTTGGTTGGGCGGGCATGATGTACGGCAATGCTTTAATCAATAACAGAGCCGAGATGCAGGATAGAGTAGTGGAGGCAATCAACGCCCAGACCGCCCAGATGAAGCGTGCATATGCACAGCAGTCTCGGAAGATTCAGAACATCGTTAATGTACATATAGATGCTGATTGGAGCAATTACGTAAATAAAAAAATCATCGGTAAAGCATGATAGCAAAGCGCAAATTGATGTTTCTGCTGGCCGATGAAAACGGCCTGATTTATTATAAGGAAAATGGGGTCATTAAAAAGAGCGCATTGAAAAAGTGGGTAAAGAAAAATCCTAATGGCTGGAAAGATATTACCCTACAGTGGGCAACGAATGAAAAATATTTCAGCACGATCCGTGCTTTCTCTACTGCTTTGCGATTTGTTGAGGACGGTAAAGATATCATCCTTGACCGGCTTATAAATGGTAAGGGTACGGAAGAAATACTATATCTGATCATTCTTCGACAGGATCCGTCAGGAGGTCTCAACTATTATAAGTTTGAATACAAAAGCCGCATCGATCTGAGTAAAGCTGAACCCGCTGTCAGAACCGGTTTGAGCGTGAACTTGCTGCAGGACGATGTATTCTCTATCGTTCAGGCCAATGAATCCGCCAAATACTCCATTCCATGTAATTCCAGCAATCCTGCAGCTATTAAGGTCCTTTTCGACGGCGTATTGATGCAGGATAAGCTGAATTACGAGACGATAAATACGGAGCTTCGACTCACATCGTCCCCAAATTTTTATTTCGCTATCCCATTGGTCTTTCTGAATAACGAAGGCGATAATGTCGGCACTGTATTCAATAGTCAGAACTACGATAATTTTTCGAACCCGAATACATATGTTGCTGATAGCGGGAATTTAAACTGTTTAGTTTATTTTGCCGCGAAGACAGTTGTAACGATAAAGGGCACTTTTGTTTTCACCTGGGACACCGATACGCAACCCGGTGGTGATGTGACGCTGTTCTTTATGACCAGCAGTCAGACGTTACCCGTTCCTCGCTCACAAATAGTTTTCACCAATACCACCATTACCGGCAATCCGCATTTTGATCTGATATATGGCAAGACTTATAGTGTCGATATAAATCTCAGTATAACGCTGAACCCAGGTGAGCGGCTTTTCTTCCTTGCCGACCTGGTTGATAACGTTGCGCGCCATTTCAGGATTAAACCGCAGCCAACAATAATTTCGGCTTTATTTTCAACCAAGGCATCATCATCAATAGCATACGCCCTGCGTCCTTTGGATTTACTGCAGCAGCTCGTATCCAAGATCACGAACGGGAAATATACGGCCAATAGCAAGTTCTTTACAAACAATAACCGAAAAGTGGCCCTTAGTGGGAGTTCTCTTCGAGGTTTCGCGGATGCCCAAATTCAAACTTCATTCGCTGATTTTTTTCAGTCTTATACCTCGGCTTATAATTTTGGCGTAACTGTACGCAATGGAGTATTGTGGATCGAACCTATCGAAGATATCTACAATAGTAACCGCGAATTGTTAAACCTCGGCGAAGCCAGTGATTATAAGCTTACGGTGGCCCAACAATATATTTACACCTCAGCGAAGTTTGGCTACCAAAAACAGAATTATAACAAACGCAATGGACGTTATGAGTTCAACTGTACGCACGATTATAAGTTTCCGATCTATACGGTATTGAATCAGCTGAACAGGGTTTCCGTATACCATGCGGCGCCTTTCATTATGGAGTTCATAAGGATGGACCTGCAAAACCTTAATTCAACGGATGATAAAGGGGATAACGAAGTATTTACCGCCATGATCTCGGATTCTGTTGGTCAGACGGATGGCAGTGTAAGTACAGCCATTTCGTTTAACGTTGAAACCAGAACGATCGCGACTCCTATCATTCAAACGCCTTATTCAGGAGTGACGGTCTATAATACTCAACCTACAATTACTGGTATTGCGCAGGCTTTTATGACGATCACAGTGTATGTGGATGGTACCATTGACGGCACCACAACCTCCGATGGCAATGGCAAATGGACTTACCAGGTGCAGCGTATTTTGCAAAGCCTCTCCCTGAATTACAATGGTATTCATAGAATTGAAGCTGCAGCTTCCACTGATCCATCCAATAGCAGCGGTTTCAGTAAGTTACTTAGCATAACAGTTAATACACAGACGGATTCATCTTTCATTATTACCGGCCCAACAAATAACGATACCCTTTATAATAATCTGCCATTCATTTCCGGCAACGCACCTGCAGGTAAGGTTATTTCAATTGCTATTGATGGAGTTAATGTTGCCAGCGTAACAACCAATACATCTAGCTTATGGGGTTATCAGGTAACCGCAGCCTTATCGGACGGTATACATACAATTACTGCCACAACTTCCGGACTTCCTGATGCGCCACCTGTAACGATTACCGTGAATAAGAATGTGAGTTCGCCGCTCATTACGTCCGTTGTATATGGTGATGTGTTGTTCACAAATCAGCCTACCATAAAAGGCGTTGCGCAGGCTGGCGCCACGGTAACTCTTTACCTGGATGGCGGCGGGGGGGCTTCCGGCGGTCCATTGGGCACAACTACAGCAGATGCAAACGGAGATTGGAGCTTCCAGATTACAAGCGTTGTGGATTCTTCCGGTTTTACGACCGATTATATCCCTGATGGTGAGCATATCCTCAGTACAACACCAACGCCGGTAAGTGTTGCAGCGGCTATTACTGGTTATCGGTTGATGCGCGGCTCCAACAAAGGGCCGGTGATGGATTATGACGTGATCAAATTGGATGACGAGTATATTCCGCCCGGAATAGATCCTTCGTCTTTACCGCCAACGCTGGGGCAGTTCCTGCATCCAGAAACGCTCTTCAATATCGAGGAAACAACGCCTTTGCGGATGCTACGTGCTCACGATAATCTGCTAAAAAGCTTTCTTATTCAGCAATCCGATTCAGCCGTAACGTTCAATGGCGCCGAATTGAATGCCAACCTGGTCACAAAAAAGAATGGTATAATCTTCAATGAAGGTGCAGATGTGAATACGAGCGATATAAAGAACAACCTTTTCATTCCATTCTTTCTGAACTTAAAAGCAAAAGTGCCTTTTACGTTTAACGAGATCATGACCGGCATTGAAAATGATGGCTACATAACAGTGTATTGTAAAGGCATACCGATCTATTGTTTACCGGTTGGTACGATGAGCATGAAGCTGGCGACTAACGAAGCTCAAACATGGAAACTCCTTATCAGCGGCAAAACCCCTTTTGATTCTCTTATAAAAATATTCAGCGATGTCGTCACTATAAATATTGGCAAGAATATGATTTATATATCCGATAAAAATCCGCTGCATTTCGTGAAGTACAACTTCACGCCGCCTGCCGGATATCACTTTGCCGACATCTATGATGATTGGCAAAAGAATCGTTTTACGCGCTGGGCAGTTCAACCTGACTATGCGCAGCCAGTTCAAAAAGGTGATCCATTGCCTGTACAGTTCCCTTCGAACGGTGCGACAGGCCTTCAGTTACTGATGGTAAGCTGCACTACAGGCAACGTGATTGATACTATTCCTTTCAATACGGTGCCCGGACTTGTGGCCCCCCTTCCGATTGTAGTGCAGGAATGCGCGATAAATACAAATGCATACCCAGAGGATCAGTACTGGTTTGCCGTTTCGGCTTCAGGAACCATCGTAGCCATCTGCGAGAAAATTGATCTTCGTGCTGACTGGCCAGATACATTGAAGATAGAATATGGAGGCTCGGCTGATCAGATTGATTACTATTTCTCTACAGGTATTCAACCAATGATCAGGGTGCAGGGAGAGTTATTGAAATGGCGGCAGGAATCTGAAGTTGATATATATGAGGATGAGGAAGGTGACTATGAAATGACGCGTGGCATCCCGATCGATGTTCGCGATATTCAATTTGGCGATCAACATAGTCTAATATCTGATTGGATGGCCCGAAAACTAAATTCAATTACGCTGCTTTCTAACTGGAGAGTGGAAGGAACGCAGTATACACGCTATAGTGATAGTAAATGGAATGTCGAGGATTTTGGTGTTGGCATCCCTGAAGTGATGGTAAAGATGGCAATAACGCGTGCTCAGCACCAGTCTGGTGTTGAAATTTCAACGCCTGACGACACGGGTGTACATACTACGGCCTATGTACTCGATGCGACCGCCTTTGGACAGAATGCCGGTGTTATTAATGTAACAGCAGAACCAGAATAATATGGAAACAGTTGCTTTAAATGTATATACACAGAGTTATCCTACGATAACCAATAATATTGAGATGAGGATCTATGCGCAAAGCGATCCACTCGCTGTCGTTGCGTATTTGAATTATGCGGCTCCTCATGGTTTAAGAACGTGGAGTTTCCCGGGATTACCGCGGACGAATTATTTGTTTCGCATTTTTGAAATGAGCGGAGGCAGTATTGTGCGTCAGCTGGGTGATGATATGGATGTAGTGCCTGGCTCGAACAGCGGCGTAAATTTTCGTGCAACTGAACAAATAGAAGCTGATGTAACTATAGGCCTCACCAATGGAACAAATACGTTCACATTCAATGGAACAGCGGGCACCGAAGATTGGCGGGGTTGGGATATTGCCACTATCGATCGGATAGGTACCGGTCCAATGAAAAAGAACATTGATTTCACGTGGAATAAAACAACTGGTGTTTTTAACTTGGTGACCCCCGGTGACATTTTCGCACAAAACGAATGGTTCAATGTAGAGTTCGAAGCACAAACCAGTACTCCGACAGATTCGGTGCCAGTCTCTTTTCCTCTATTCACTTCAGCTAAATTGATAACAGCAGACTATTCAATCAACGCAGGTGATTTTGGCGGTCTCTTAATAATTGATCCACCAAGCAACTATCTTGAACTTACGCTCCCTGATATTGCCACCGTCGTAGCCCTTCGGCCCGTTACGATCGAAATGCGGCGAACATCAACTAATAAATGCTGTAAAATTCTATGTCAATCAGGTCAGACTATAGATTGGCTTCAAGGCGCCCGCGATAGTCTTTACATATGTCCGAACGAAACTATCAAGATATATAAGTTCATTGACACAACAGATCCTTTGAGCCCTGTGAGCATGTGGCGAACGGTAGATGCAATCGGTAACTTTTTAACCGTCGGACATCAGTTTGGCGATGACAATCTGCCTGCTAATATGTTTAATGCGATACAATTTGACGGCACCGTTTGTGACGTGTTCCAATTTGCAAGACTTTACAATGATCATGTATTGAAACTTTCGGGTCAGTTGGTAAACTATGATGATTGGGCATTGGGTAATACAAATAAATACTGCTTTTCCTTAGCAAACTCTTCAAACCCGGCCAACGCAAATAAATTCTTTGTTCCAGATCGCAGAAATATTTCAGAAAAAATCACTGATGGTATACGATCGCCGGGTTCATTTCAAGATGAGGAAGTTGGTCCTTTTACACTTATCATTCAGGGTGAAGTAATTAAAAAAAGCGGCACCAATAATTCAGTGGTTACACTGGGAGCGCCAACTTCATCTGTTGCCGGGGCG